AACTAAGCTTCTTTCTTATCATATCGTTAAATCTAGCGGACTTCGTATTTGCACTAACTATGCTGGATTGATTATCGATATCGCTAATATTATTATTAAAGCTGTGAAAGAAGATGTTGAACCAGATTTTTCTTCTTTAGTAGATGATAATTCTAAAGCAGGGCTTCTCTTTTTGGAAGGTGTTCTTTCTAAAGTAATGCCTGCTGATAAAATTGAAGAACTTAAAAAATCAGCAGCAGTTATTAAAGATGAAGAAGATGATTATGAAGTAACTGAAACTATTGAAACTGTAGACCAGCGGCAGTTGTTGTCAGAAGAAGAGACATTATCTTACGCTGCTAGTTCTGCTGATACCGAAGAAACAATTTAATTAATTATGACCTACTAGCTTTTATGCTAGTAGGTCATTTTTTGATTTATATAAAAAGGAATAAAAGAATGAATGCCTTATTATATTCTATTAATGAGATCCAAAATCAAATACCTTATGAACTTTTATCTGCTGGTTTTATAATTGATGAAACTCCTGAAACTATAAATTTAACAAGTTTAGATGATAAAATATTAAGAAAATTACTTAAAAAAAGAGTTCTTATAGATGCTAATATAGTAGGTGGTATAGAAACTATTATACCTTTAAATAATACACAGCCTAGTTATTTTGAATATTTCTATACAGTTTATAATATACCTTCAGAATTAACTATGAATAAAGAAATTATATCAGCTTTAGGTTTAAGTTATTTACCTGGTAATGGATATTATTCAACAATGAATAATTTAGGTGGCATGACAGATTTAGGTTCTATTAATCCAATAAATAATGTTGCTAATAGAATAGGAAATGCTGCTGCTTCTTCTGGTGTATTAACAAATGCTCATTTAGAATTAATTGGTTATAATACTATTTTAGTATATGCTAATTATAGAACTTTAATTAACTTTGGTGTTAGAGTTGTTTTAGAAAATGAAACCAATTTAAATAATATTCAACCACGTAGTTATAAAAATTTTAGTTTTATGTGTGTATTGGCTACTAAAGCTTATTTATATAATAAACTTATTATTCCTGTTAATAGTGGTTATTTAGTTTTTGGTCAAGACTTAGGAATATTTAAAAGTATATTAGAAAGTTATTCAGATGCTGAAGAACAATATAGAACTTATATTAAAGAAATATGGGGTGCTACTGCATATATGAATGACACAACTAGATATAATAGATTAATTAGTTCACTTATCAGTCCAGATCTTTAATTTAATACAAGTATCTCTAAAAATAGAGATACTTGTATAATTTCTTTTTTTAATATAAAATCTATTTTATGATATTTTTTCACTAGAGGTATTATAAAAATGGATAATAATAACGAAGATATTAAATTAGAACGCAAACAAATTACAAAGGAAGTTAATAAAGCCATTAATAGTGGTTTTAAAATTAATACAGATTCAGATGAAGATTTTTTAAAAAATAGTAATTATAATTGGGATGATTTAAATAAACTTAAAGAAGAATTAGGTAATAGTATTATAGAATTTGTTGGTCAAGTTAACGTCATCATTACAAATGCAGATATTATTAAAAATCTAAATGATCGTAAAGAACATTTTGAAAAACTTGTAGTTATATTCTTTAATGATATTAATGATTTTAGTAATAAAGTTAAAAATATTAGACTTGAACATGAACATTTAACTGGTCATATTAATAATATTAATGAATTTAATAATTATAATAGATTAGCTATTCAATATCAAGCTCTATTTACTGAACTATCGACATTAATTACTCCAACTTTAAGTGAGTTAATGTTTATTATATCTGATGTCGTAAGTGATATTGATGGAGTGCCTAAAACAATTGATAATGAAAAGGTAGAATAAAATGTCATTAGAAAAAGACACAAATTTAAATGTTGATCCTCATCCTAAACAATATTTTACTGATGCTAATGAAACTAATTTAGTAGAAAGTAATATTGATAATACACATAATGTTGTTGATGATATACCATCTGATAGTATTGATGATGCTGTGGAAAATAAACAAAAAATTAAATATAATGCTTTTCAATCTGAAGAATATTCTTCTCCAGATTTAGATCCTACTAAATTTAATTATACTTTTTCTTTACCGTCTTTAGATTTATTTTCATTTGATAAAAAAATAAAAAGTTTTTCAAATACTACTATAGATACAAATTCTCCAGAATTACAAAAATGGAAAAAGGTTAACGAAGAATCCATAGATATGTATACACATTCTGGTTTGTATCAGGAAAGATTTAGTGATGAAAAATCACATTTCGATCAAGGT